TGCGCTTCAAGGCGCGTGAGCGTTACAGTTTCGGTGTTTCCGATTGGCGTTGTGTGTTTGGCTCCCCCGGAGCCTAATAGATCTTCGGATCGGGTAAGGGCGGCATTTGCCGCCCTTTCTTTTTGCATGGTAAAATAACCGAATCCTGACATCCGCATGGGGCGGGTGACACTGGCCACGACAGGAGACTCACATGGCTAACACTACTTTTAACGGACCCGTTCGATCAGAAAACGGTTTTCAGTCCGTATCTAAAAACGCGACTACTGGTGCAATCACCGTAGGCACTTCTTACAGCGATATCATTACCGGTTCAGTGCAATCTCTAAGTGGTGCGGGGGCTGTCAATCTCACAGATCTGATCACCGAAGTAACCACAACGGGTGCAAATGCACTGACGCTTGCTGACGGATCAGCCGGTCAAGTTAAGATCATCACAATGATCGTAGACGGAGGGAACGGAACTCTTACTCCAACAACTCTTGCCGGTGGTACTACAGTTACCTTTAATGATGTTGGCGATGGCGTAGTTCTTGTTTACGGCACAACAGCGGGTTGGGTGGTTGTAGGCAACAACGGCGCAACAATCGCATAAAGAGGAGCAAAAAATGGCTAACTCAGACGTAAAATCAAAACGTCTGACCGGGACAGGCTCCGCTGGTGTGGGGCCTGCTCGCATCCGCCAGATTCAAGTCCTTTCTGCGTCAGGAACGCCCCGTCTTACTGTAACGGACGGAAATGGCGGAAGCACTGTGTTGGATTTGGATTTTTCTGCAAGCGAGACTCACTCGGTCAACATTCCCGATGAAGGTATAAAAGTTTCTGACATTTACATCGGGACGTTAACGAATATTACCGCATTGACGGTGTTTTACAGTTAAGGTTCCTTAATGGCCACGACTAAATCCGTAAAAAGACTGCCTTCAGGCCGATTACAGTACAGAGGTGAAACATTTTCGGGTTACAACAAACCGAAAAAAACTCCCGGAAAGTCTAAAAAAAGCGCTGTGCTGGCTAAAAAAGGCAATGAAGTCAAGCTGGTACGTTTTGGCGACCCAAATATGTCGATTAAAAAGTCTCAACCGGGGCGCAGAAGCAATTTTAGAGCGCGTCACAACTGCGATACGGCAAAAGACAAGTTCACCGCAAGATATTGGTCTTGTAAAGCGTGGTAAGGTGTTAACAATGCAGGTTGAAGAGGTGTTGTCTCGCTTAGAGAAGCACGAGGCGGAGTGCAATTTGCGATACAAGCGCATTGAAGAGCGTTTAGACGATCAAAAAGAGCTTATAGCTCAAAATTCGGAGGCTTTAAGCAAATTAGATTTAAAAATTTGGGGAATTGCGGTGCTTATTGTGCTTGCACCAGTTGCGGCTAATTTCTGGGGGTAAAAATGGGTGGTTGTGGCTCTCGGGTTAAGACAGGACCCAAAAAAACTAAGCTTCAAGTCACTTACTTGCGTAAAGGGGGGGATGCCTCCCGGAAAAGCAAGGGAAGCAAGATTTGCCCGGCGGGTAAAGCGTGGGCAAAGCGAACTTTTGACACATATCCTTCGGCATATGCCAACATGGCCGCCAGCAAATACTGCAAAGATCCAAATTACGCCAAAAAAGCCAAGGGCAAGGCGTAACATATGGGCGAGCTTAAAAAATGGCGAGACCAACAATGGGTTCGCATTGACAGCAGTGGCAACATTGCAGGCGAATGTGGCACTTCCAAGGACAAAACAAACCCAGATCGTTGTTTGCCCCGGTCAAAAGCGCAAAGTCTGAGTAAATCTGAAAGAGCTTCTACCGCAAGAAAGAAAAAGCGAGAGGGAGCAAAAGGTAAACAAGTAGTAGCCAACACCAAAGCAGCCAAAGTTAGCTTTAAATCTGGCGGCGAGGTGCGTAAGCTGAATAAAGGCTGCGGAGCAGTCTTGTCAAACAGAAGAAAGCGAACGCGGTATGCCTAATGCTAGAGCTAGAACAACAAATTCAGCAGGAAATACGGGGCTGGTCTAGTTACGCCCTTGAAACTCCTCACCCTTTTTTTAACAACTTTCCTGCATGTCCCTATGCAAAAAAAGCATGGGCCGATGACCGCGTAGGTTTTGTATTTAGTTACTCCGACGAAAAACAAGGCCTGTATACAGCCCTATCGCAGTTTGACGACAAGTTTGACTTGGTTTGCTATGTTGAATTGTTTTATGAGGAAGACCCAGAAACGTATCACGACTATCTGGATGGCATTAATGACGCCATATCTATGGGCATTTTCATTCAAAAAGACCTGTGGGTTATGGGATTCCACCCAGAAGATGATCAAGATGAGGAGGTTTTTGACCAAACGTTTCCACATTTAGTGGAGGATTTGTATGCAATTACGTTTGTTCAAAGGCTTTCTAAGCTAGAAATAGCGGCAGAAAAGCTAAGAGAAAAAGGGTATTATGAGCAGTATATGAACGATGTTTCAACTGCAAACCTTTGGAACAAAAGACAAGCGCTATACAGGAGATTATGCGATGCCGGGTATGAAGCCTAAAGTAGGACCTAAAAAAGGAATGGTTAAGAAAATGCGTGGCGGCGGAATGGCGGCCAAGCCTAAAGTAGGGCCAAAAAAAATGCGTAGCGGCGGCGCTGTGAAGAAAATGCGTAGCGGCGGAATGGCTAAGAAAGAAGTACCTGAAGAAAATAAAGGGTTAGCCAAGCTTCCTAAAAACGTTCGTAACAAAATGGGTTTTATGGCTAACGGCGGCGCTGTAAAGCCTAAAGTAGGGCCAAAGAAAATGGCTAAAGGCGGCGCTGTGAAACCTAAAGTAGGGCCAAAGAAAAGAGCTAAAGGCGGCGCGGCAGTGCGCAGTTCTTCTTCTAAGAGCTTGTAATAATGGCTGTTTCTGGGTCTACAAACTTTGAGCTAGATGTAAGTGATTACATCGAAGAGGCGTATGAGCGGTGTGGATTAGAAGTTCGCACCGGTTATGACCTTAAAACAGCTAAAAGATCCCTTAACTTAATGCTAGGGGATTGGGCAAACCGTGGCCTTAATCAATGGACTATTGAACAAGCCACGGTAACCCTTACGCAAGGAACCGGGAACTATAGCTTAGGCGCGTCTACAATTGATATTTTGAATGCGGTTGTTCGTCGCAGTGATACGGATTATGCCCTTGATCGCATTAGCCGTAGTGATTACATCAACATCCCGAGTAAAACTCAGCAGGCGCGTCCGTCACAATTTTTTGTGGATCGTCAAATAGATCCTACGTTGAAATTGTGGCCTATCCCTGAAAACAGCACAGATACGGTCATTATTGACAAGCTCGTGCGAATGGACGATGCGGACACGTACATCAACACCATGGATATCCCTTTCCGGTTTTATCCTTGTTTGGCGGCGGGGTTGGCTTATTACCTTGCCATAAAAAAAGCCCCGGATCGTGTTCAGCTTTTAAAAGCGGTGTACGAAGAAGAGTTTGAGAGAGCGGCTTCTGAAGACCGGGACCGAGCGTCTTTTAATGTTCAACCCACAATGGCGTACCAGAGACCATAGCCATGGGTAATTTTGCATCAGGTAAATTTGCTTACGGTATTTCTGACCGCTCGGGACAGCGTTACAAGCTTAACGAGATGAGAAGAGAGTGGACGGGCATGTTGGTGGGTCCAGATGAGTATGACCCCAAGCAACCTCAGATTGAGCCTCGTCGCAAAGCCATAGATCCGCAGGCGCTGCAAAACCCTCGCCCGGATAGGGTTGAGCCCTTAGACGTTTTTGTGGGGGTTCCTCTTGTTGAAAATCCCAACTTAAATACTCCGCAAGCCTTTGGTAAAGTAGGAGTTGTTGCCGTAAACGCAACGGTTACCGACGTTGATGTTAATGTGACCGGTCTTTCTGCGTCTGTAGCCGGAAGCGGTGTTTCAGTGACGGTGAATGTTACAACTTACGCGATAACGGTGGCCAATGTCGGTTATGGCAACAAATATTATCAAGACGGGACATTGCCGGGAGTAAGCGGTGTAGACGTTAGTGAGGGTCAAACCTATCGATTCGATCAGTCGGACAGCAGTAACTCTGGACATCCCTTGCGATTTTCAACCACATCTGACGGCACACACAACAGCGGCAGTGAGTATACAACTGGTGTAACAACTGCCGGAACGCCGGGGAGCGCAGGGGCCTATACTCAAATTACCGTGGCCTCGGGAGCGCCAACGCTTTACACATATTGCACTAATCACAGCGGCATGGGCTATAAGGTAAATACGGTATGAGCTTTACATACGCACAGCTAAAAACCGCTATCCAAGATTACGCCGAAAACGACGAAACGTCGTTTGTAAACAATCTGGACATTTTTATAAAAAACACTGAAGAACGGATTCTTAAAAACGTTCAACTTAGTCTTTTTCGTAAAAATGCCTCCGGGACAATGACAAATGCCAATCAATACTTGGCTTGCCCAAGTGATTTTTTAGCCCCTCTGTCCCTATCTTTTGTAGACAGTAGTAGTAACAAGGTGTTTTTGGAGCTAAAAGACCCGGATTTTATACAAACGGTCAATCCAAACAGCGCGACTACAGGCTCTCCGAAATATTACGGCGTGTATGACGTAGACAACTTTGTTATCGGGCCAACGCCAAATTCTTCTTACACGGTTCAACTTAACTATTTTTATCGGCCAGTAAGCCTTACGGCGGGCTCTTCTTCTGGAACAACGTGGTTAAGCGA